GCTAAAGCGGCAAAACTTGGCCAAAAGGCTAGTAAAGTTGCTGAAGCTCGCACGGCTACGGCTAACGCTGACAAAGCTATTGCTCAGTGTTACCTAGAGTACCGTATGGCTGTCTCACCATTAGTGCGTTCTATGCATGACGTGGTTGATGGCCTCATGACTGGTAAAAGTCCAAGGCCTGTCAGGAGACGTAGTCGTGGTTCAGACTCATATTCTAGTAAAGTTTATGAGAATGTAAATTACTACTTTACTCCTTCTGTATACAATACTTATTTCCATAAGGCTAACGCCTCGTGGGAGTATAAGGCTGGTATACTTTACGAGGTTTCAAACCCCGTGGCAGATTGGAAGACTGAGTTTGGTCTAAGAGGTAAAGATTTGCCGGTCGGACTTTGGAATATAATTCCAATTTCCTTTATGGTTGATAGACTTGTGGATATTTCTTCCGCAATTAAGGGTCTAATGAACCTGGCCGATCCAAATGTGAGGATTCTTGCCGCGTGGTACACCATGGCATATGATTTTTCTGATACGAAATCTTTCATATGGCAGGTTAACCCAGGTTGGTCCATAACCGTGGCCGGGGACTCTCCTACTACAACTGAAAAGTTGAAGATTAGAGTTCCTTGGACACCCGACGTCACCGACCTTATACCTCCATCTACCCCGGAGAAACTCCTGGGTACAGATGTGTATAAAGGCGCTGGTGATATTCTCAACACGCTAGATTTAGTTTCCCTCATCCTAGGGAGGCTAAAGTAATGTTTGGATGTTTAGATACGTGTTTACCGATGTTTCGTGTTGTTCTTCAAGTGATTGTTTACTTGATCGACATCATGACACCGATATTTCACTACCTCTTTGACATCTTCGACTAAAAGTCTAGCAATATAACCAATAGGACAACCACTATGTCACTAGTTAACGCTGGTGTTGTGACTGCACCGTCTTCCATTGCGGCGACGGGGGGCTCTGCACTTGCATTTGCCGCTGGGCAATCAAGCGCTACGACCATGCATCTCTATGTTTCTGCTGATACGGATCTCCGTACACGCAGAACAATTGATGTTGTGATCAAGCCACCGAAAATTCAACCAACCGCTCCAAATGGTTATACCCAAGCAAGGGCTACGGCAACTTATAAGAAGCCAAAACTTCTTGCAAACGGTAAAATCACCGTCAATTCAGTTCAAGTGTCTATGTCTTATGACGTTGAAACGACACAAGCCGAGATTCAAGAACTGATGGACGTGGGAGCTCAGATGATCTTCGACGCAGATTTCACTGCGTTGTGGAAGAACCAGAGCTTAGGTTAGTTGTATTTTCCTTATTCTATGGTGATAACCATGAACAAGACCAGACCCAAAAGAAGACCTTCTTTTGACCCATCCTCGATTGCGAACGCTCTCTTGGATGGCTTATTGAGCGATATGCCTCAAGGCAACGCCGATCTATCACAGTTGTACAGATCTGGCGATGCCACTGCTGCATTTGCGTTACGTCAGACGAGTGAGTTTCTTAAGAAATTCACTTACGGCAATTCTGATGCTGAAAAGGCTCTTAGCAAAAATGCTTATGACTCTTTTCTTGAATTATGTAACGAGCTTCGAGGACAGGAAATTTCCTTCCCCGATCCCTCATTACGTATTCAGAACTTATGTCCTAGGGACCGGATTTTAATTCGGGCTAGGTCTCTGTTGCATCATATCCTTCCACCTCTCTGTGAAGATAGGTGGTTTCAAGGATGCCGTCATTCGTCGGGAACTAGCTTAGGCCTCAAGTTTTCAAACACGAATCTTGAAGACAAATGTAAGTTCCCCATGACGTCAACTGCAGAGGTGGCTCCTCTTGCTGAACGATACCTACTCTGGGATAATCACTTATCTCAAAGTTTGGATGCGTATAACGCATCTTTAGGGTGGAATTCCGATTCCACTCCCCGTATCGGTTTGGTACGAGGATCGCGCGCGGCTACCGTAGAAAAGTCTCTCGAAGAACGTCGCTTCATAGCCGTTGAGCCAACTTGGAATATGTTTTTCCAACAAGGCTTAATGAACTATTTATACGATGTCCTCCGGGATTCTGATCTGGACATGGAGCTCTTGCAAGAGTACCACAAGTCGCTTGCGTTTGCTTCATCGATAACGGGCAGAAATGCCACGATCGATTGGAGCAAGGCTAGCGATAGGTGGAGAATCGACGTAGTTACGTGGTTCTTTCCTCCCTGTTGGTCCTCTGCTTTCTCATTGGTGAGGTCCCATGAAATCCAAGTTAATGGCTCATGGTTTTCCTTACCGATGATTGGCACCATGGGAAATGCAACAACGTTTCCCATAGAGACGCTCCTCTTTTATACCATAGGAGTCGCAACCGTCATGGAGAAATCGTCTCACCAC